CTTAACGTATCCTGCAATGTACTTCAGAGATACAGTTATCATGCTTACGTCATAATCGAGTTGTGCTTTAGCATCACCTTCAGTTTGCTTAGCAACAGAACCTTCGCCAACAGGGGTGTTTCCACGTGGAAACTGAACAGTACCAGTTGATACAGGAACGATACCAAACACAGAGCGCAGATGTGGATTCACATAAGAGCGCATGAATGGGTTGTCCTGATAAGAAGTGTAAGGACTACCTGTGAGGTTAGTGCTTTCAAGCATAGTGCCTACAGCTTTCAGCTCAAGTTGAGCAGTAAAAGGAGCAGCACTTGGACTTACAGCAAGCTCTCTGATTTCTTTGTAACCTTTGGTTACTACATCAGCGATAGCCTCTTTGATTTCGTTGATATGCTCAGAATAGCTGTTAGCTACTTTACGCTCAGCCTTTGCATTCAGCTTACCGAAGGCAGCCTTCTGCTCCAACACGAGGTTACGAGCCTCTTCAACAGTTTGGTTTTGCTTGAGCATTTGCTCATTGATTTGCTCAACCTTTGATTCGAATTGCTTGGCAGCCTTCTCAACTTCAGCAGCCACAGCAGCTTTCTGCTCGCTTAATTTTGATTCCAGAGCAGATTGGAATTCTTTCAGATTTTCCATCTTTGTTTTTGTTTAAAAGTTTCCTAAAATAGATATAAGTGACATCTCAAGCTGCTTTCCGTCACCCTTCTGCTGCTCTGGTTCTTCAACAGATACCTTAGTGCTTAGTGCTTCCACCGCTTGCGCTAATTGCCTAACTTTTATAATACACAAATCTATAGTCTCATCAGTAGCATCTGAATGCCTGATAAACTTCTCAAATCTACGAATTTCTTCTTTCAGCTCTTCCACCTCATACACCGACTTAAATCCTAACATAGGTGTATCTTCGTTCGCACCCCAAGCCGTCAATGAAGACCCTTCGAACAGCTTTACATCGTGAATTTCATTACCGCTGTTAGTTTTTTGCTCCCTGATGGTAGTGAAGCCGATTGAATGCTCTGTAATCAGACCTCCTTCCACCATCTTGATGAAGTCTGATCCATAACTTGTCTCCACAAGCTTACTCTCATAATACAACCCCTTGCTATCTTCCTTCAGCAGGATTGGCTTGCCGAGTGGCAGATTCGGATTGTGATTCTGAAGATGCTTGATCCTGTTCTTGCCATCTGGTCCCCAATCTTGGATTGAACGCTTAAATGCCCCTGGCATCATTATATCACCATCTGAGTCGAGGTTGCCAAATGTGGAAAAATAGCCAGTAACTATTCTGCTTTTCTTATCAATATCTTTGACTTCAAGGTCAAAATTCTTGCATTTGTATAATTGATAGTCTCCCATATTCTTCTTATTGTCTATTTGTTCAAGTTTTCTTATTGCCCAGTTTATGCCAGCATCTCCTCCCCAAGCATCCCACATTATCCCTCCGCATCCTTCATCATAAGGCACATCCTTATTTTGCTGATGCCTTTTGAATGATGCCATCCTTGCTATGGTGTCTCTACTTATTTTCTCTCTATTCGCCAACTGATTCGCTCTCGTCCAACCGACAGGAGTTCCACAGTCGCTACCATTCTCTTCTTTATACTTCAACGCCCTTTTAGCGTTATTGCTTGCAGCCTCTGGGTAGTCGTTGTAAGTCTCAGCCTTCTCATTCATGTCATCATCCTCCTGTGCAAGATAAGCCTCATAGGCTCTCTCAGCAGACTCTCTTGAGGTGTACATACATTGTCCCTCTCCTATCCTAAATTTGCCATCTCCGCAGCTGTATATCGGCATATTATCTCTTGTTTATAATGTTTCCCCTTTCATCCTTTCTTGGTACAAAGGCAACAGTACACCTGCAATTTATTGTAAAACCACGAGGTGTCTTCGGATCACCAGGCATATCAGCCACTATCGTCCGTCCGAACTTGTCCGTACTCACAAATGGCTCGTTATATGCTTTTCTCTGCCCATCCATCTCCCAATGGTCAAATTGATCTTTAGGTATCCTCCTCGTCCGTCCATCCCGCTTACTCACCCACACTTTATCCACCTCAAATGGATGCTTGTTCGCAGCCTGCATGATGATGTAGTTACTCGACCGCATGGTTTCCGTCCTCGCTATCATCACCCCCCTTCTCTTTAACTCCTCCAACTGCTTGTCATCCCTGATGGCTTGCGCTATCTCCTCCTTTGTCTTTCCCTCTCCAATCAGAAACACTATCAGCGCACTCAGCCTCTTTTTTGTCGTTTGCGTCATCAGAGACACTAACCAGAACCCATAAGTAGTCAGGAACGTTAGTATCTCGTCTATGAACGTGCTATCGAGTCCGAACGGATCAGCCGCTTTTCGGTTCATCTGCCCAACTGCCCTGTAAGACGCATTGCCGAACTTGACAGCCGCTTCCCGATACAGCTGATTCATTACATTCATAATACCCTCACTCCAAGCAAACGTTCCGAGCCGAGACATCGCTGCCTCTGGCCCATACTCCTCCACATCCCTCGCAAACTGCTTTAGGTCGTTATCTATCGCCTCGTAAAACAAAGAGCTATACTTCTTATCCAATAGCAGTCGCATCCGCTCCACCTTGCTCCAATACTCGTTGCGCTGCATCACGTTCATCTTCTAATCGTTTTTGGTATGAGAATCTCGCCTCAGCTCTCATCGTCCTCTCCATCAGGCACGTCCTCTCCGTTGGGATCTTCGGAAATCTCATCATCACGATCTCCCATATCTCGTTGTCCGTTGTTGTTGCTATTATTGGTGGATGTATCATCGCTTACGTCTAATGTCATTCCTGCGTACTCTATCGGTATCAGACCTTGGTTCACATAGCTCATGTCCCAAGCACCACCCTTCGCCTCGTAGTTCATCGCTACACGCTTCTCATCCATTGTCAACCAGTTAGCATCTCTGAGAGAACGAACCATCCGCTCCATGTCCTGCTGCATCTCCGGAAGAGCCGTAATATCAAAGTCAATATACGCATCCTCCCCAAATCTCGGTACGAGCTTCATATTTAACTCATCCCTCAAGGTAGCACACATCGGCACAATAGTGTTGGTCACTAAGTCCCTCATTGCGTTCTGATAGTTGTTATATGATGACGTATCCGTATCAAATATCACCGCAGGCAGACCGAACACCCTGCACCATTGCTGAAGGCTGACCTGCATAGCCTTTATCAGCTCCATATCCACAGAAGACAGGCCAAAGTTTAAGTACTCCCAAGGTGTTTGCAGAACGCCAAGCTTGCCTTTGTTGTCCGTACCATTTAGCCTATCATTGACAGTATTTTGTATGTCTGCCGCCTGAGTCGGACTCACGCTTGTAAACAAACCATTTGTCATCACCTTTGGCGTTAACGCACCCTTCGCCCCTCCATTGGAAGCCATCATCGCACTCGCATTATATGCCGCATTGGACATTTGCAGCGTCTTATATGCCGCCTTCACAGGAGAGACACCTCTCATGTGCGAACGTGTCGAATCGTCAAAATTCGGATTCCAATCCTTCCACATGATGACCTGCTCCTTTGTGAGGTCTATCCCTCCTGCCACATCCAACCTGTACCCAAGCACACCATAAAGGTCGTTAGGGTCGGCATATATCTCAAGGAACTGAGTCGGCAGCACGTTCATCTCCACTATCGTCCCGCCAGGTATGTTTCCATTGTTGAGGTAGATATCCCCCTCACCCGATAAAAATCGGTATCCAAATAGGTTTTGCAGAAACGCATCCTGCGCTTGGTACTGGTTCGGACGCTCTATCAACCTTGCAAGTGGCGTATTGGTGACGATGTTCTCATGGTAAGCGTTCTTCTTCTCCATTACCGCCTGCTCAAACGCCACCCTGCTCATTGGATGCTTTGTCAGGTTTTTGTACTTTAATTGTGACGCTTTCGCCCTCTCTCCTGGCTTTATCTTGTACACATACCAAGGTATCGATGCCGCCTTCCTCGCAAGGAACGACACAATAGCGAATACGTCCGCATTGCCGAGATACCCCTTGGTAACATACTCTCCGTTCTCATACTCCCTTAGTGAACCATTGTTGAGGTATCTTAAATTGCTCTCCACCCGAACATTCGGGTCTAAGCCTTTACTTCTACCAAATATCTTGTCAAATAGTCCCATTGCTTTTATATTGCTCCCCAAGTGATACTGGGGATGGTTAACTTGCTAAACACACTATATCTCAGGGCATCGCAGATATGATCGTTAAACTTAATAGGTTCATCAAGCTTCACGCCATTTCTATCTGTCTTCCACCTGTAATTCTTTATCTCTTTCAACAAATTTATAGAATCTACATGAATCACAAGCGGATTACCCTTTATCGTCCGTATCCCCTCCGTCACGTCCTTATTGGCAGGCTTAGCATTGAACCCATTTCTCACCAACTCCTCTATCGTTTTTGGCTCTGCCGCATCGCAGAATATCTCATCCGTCCTCCCCAAGCCTAACTGCTTGAGTTTGTCTACCAGGTCGTTAGTAGTCAGTCGGCTCTCATAGAGCAGTTCCTCTGCATAAATCACCCCATCATAGAACACCACCTTCACCAAGGCAGATGGGTTATTATACCCAAAGTCAATTCCATACACAACCTCCCCCGATGTCGGCATCGTCTCCGTTGTCTTCCAATGGGTGTATATCAAATCATTCGACAGACCCCTTTCACCCAATCCGTAAATCTGCCAGTAATTCGGGTCAGCATCCTTTAACCTCTCCAATTCGGCAACCAACTCCTTCGGGAGGAAGGGGTTGTCGCGGAAGGTAGTTATGTAAAAGTCAGCGTCATCTCTCGGTATTACATTGTCATAAATCCATGATGAGAGGTCGGAAGGGTTGTAGTCTATGACAGTCTTGCTCTCCGTCCTCATAATGAGCTGCATCCATGCCTCGTACGAGAGTTCATTCGCCTCATTGCAGAACAGATAGTCCCTCGCACGACCACGAATCTTCTGAGGCTGATCTGCCGACACAAACTCAATGATATTCCCATTCAGCGTGTAAATCTGGTCAGTTTTATTGTGGTTATCCTCCGAATAGATGCCCATCTTAGACAAG